CCGGTCGCCGCGAGCGCCTTGGCCGCGAGAGACGAGAGGATCGTGGTGTCATCGAATGCCGGCGTGATGACAACCTTCCACTCCGACGCGCCAGCCACGAAGGACGCGGCGGTGAGAGGCGGGATCGTGTAGACGGACGCGCCGTTGATGTTGCCGCCGTCGTACGCCTTGATGTGGACGTAGTTCGCGCCCGTGTTGACGCACACGAACTCGCGGTTCCCGAGCCTCGCGGCCCACGGCGGAAGGAACCCGCTGATGTCGTTGGACGTCGTGTCGGCCTCGACCACGAAGTCCGCGTATCCGAACGTGAAGAACGACGTGACCGAGCGAACCGCGTCGCCGTGACCGGTCCCGCCGTGACGCACCTTGACGTAGGGGCCGCCGTCTGCGGGCGCATCGGGGACGAAGAGTCCGGGCATGATCGCGAACTCGGACGGTCCAAGCTGCGACTCTTGAAACGGAGACGCCGACCGCGCCAGGTCCGCGATGTCCTGATCGGTCAGGACGCGGTCGTTCCAGACCATCGCGTAGCGCGAGGCTCCGGGCTGCGAGCTTCCGGTGTCAGTCTCTCCACCGTTGATCTGCCAGATCCCGGTGTTGCCGGTTCCCGGCGTGCCGACGCACGCGTGGGTTCCGACGAGAGCGCCGTTGACGTAGCCACGGATCACGGACCCGTCCCACGTCATCGCAAGGTGATACCAGACCCCGGTGACGAGGTCGCACGGCGTGAAGTTGACCGTGCCGGTCCCGCTCTTGTCCACGTTGAAGTACAGGTGACCGGACGTGACACCGATGGCGTACGACTGCGAGGACGGACCACGCGAGAGCGCTTGGTTGTAGTTGCCGAAGCTGTCAGCGCGATACCAGACCGACATGGAGATCGACGCGGTCGGCTGCACCGAACTCGACAGCAGCGAGATCTGTAGATCGCCGCCGGAACTGGACAGGGTTGAAACCTGATACCCGGCTCCGTCGAAGCCGTCGATCTGGTCCGAGCCGAACGTCTGCTGGACGACGTAGGCGTTCGGGCCAGCATCGATGTACGTCTTCCCCGGCGCTCCAGCGAGCGGGTTCGGCACCGCGTGCGCGAGATCCACGCAGAACTGGAGGTTCGGCCTCCAGCGCGGATCGATGTACCTTCCGCCGAGCGCCGTGAGATTCGGCGAAGGGCGGAAGGGCTGAAGAGTCTGCATCATCGGTTAGACGATCTGGTAGTAGTAGGGAAGCATCTTCACGGTGGTGCCGGAAGACGGCATCGCCTGGTTGGTCGCGTTGAGGACTTGGATCTTGAACTTCGTCGGGGGCAGCGGGATGCCTCGGATCGTGAGCAGCTGCTGCGTGTTGATGTTCATCATCTGCCAGCCGCCGACGATGAAGCCCGCCCACGCGGCGGACGAGCCGCCGAAGTTGTAGTTCGAGCCGTCCGGTTCAGGGACGAGATACAGCGTGACCGGCGTGTTGACGGTCGGCGCAGACGCGAACGTCACGTCGAGTTGGAAGTCTCCGAAGAGATACAGCCCGGACGTGTTGTCGAACTCCGCGCCGAGCGCCGTGAGGCTACCAGACGCGAGCGAGTTGAGTTGGGTCGTGAGCAGCGACGTGAGCGTGCCCGCCGCCCATTTGACTGAGGCCATCGAGATCTCCTTTTTATCAGTAGAAGTAGCGGTAGTTCAGGACGTCGCCCGGATCTGGTGCCTGCCCAGCGACGAGATTCAGGGTCGTACCGGTTCGCGTGTAGTGCGTTCCGGGGATGAGTAGGACGCCGTTGATCTCGAACGCTTCGCCAGCGATGGGCGTGTGCGAGATCGTGAAGACGAGGTTGCTGCTGTCGATGGTGCCAGACGGCGTCTCGTAGGTGAACGTGCCGCTTCCGCCTCCACCGCCGCCGATGGGAACACCGAGGACGGTCGGCATCGACGCGAAGTCCGTGACGCCCGTGTCGGCGGTCTGGACGAAGTCGAGGCCGTAACCACCGGTCAACTGCGCGCGGTCGAAGTTGCACGGGTCGCTGACGAGGTTCGCCTTCGAGACCGTAATGACAGAGAACTTGAGGTAGGTGCCCTTCGAGATCGCGGAGGCGTCGAGGCCATCCGTCTCGGTCGGTCGCCCGTCGGCGGTGACTCTGCAGAAGAACGACCCTTGGTTGCCGCTGCCGGTGTAGTGGTGGTGGTGGTGGAACCCGCTCGCCTGCCTCATGTCGTAGACGTCGTAGTGATCGACGTACGGGTACTCTTCGAACACGAAGAACTGCACGTCGGCGTACTCGGGCGAGTTCGCGTCGTCGGGCTGACCGGCCATGGTCGTACCCGGCCAGACCTTCCAGTAGCGGTGAGCGCCGGGATCTCGCCACTCGACCTGCGCGTACCGGTCGCCGGCCTTGCGACCGACAAGCGTCATGCCCTGCACGCCCGTCCAGGTCGAGCCGTCGTCGGAGTACGAGATGCCGGTCGCGGACATGACGTCCGGTTCGAACGTGTAACCCATCTTCGCGTCGTCGTCGGCGACCAGCGCGGAGACGTAGTGGATGTCGCAGCGCCCGAACTCCAGCGCGTTGCCGCTGCCGAGGTCGAGGACTAGCTCGCGGTCTCCAGAGTTGGAGGAAAACGCCAGCGTGTCAACGTCCCCGTCGTTAACCTTCGCCGCGGTGAAGCTGGCGAGGTTGGTCTGGCTCCAGAAGGAGGAGCCGTACTTCGTCTGGAAGTCCGGGCGGTAGACGCGCGGGGCGTCCCAAAAAATCAGCGGGATCGTGCTGGGCGTCCCGGCGTACCAGCCAGCCTCGCCCGGCGGGGCCGGCGGGAAGGCGTGCGGATCCGGGTAGAGCGTGGGCACCCCGACGGTCCCCTGCTGGACCGTGTCGGAGTAGGTCAGGTCGCTGTAGAAGTCGCCCGTGATCTGGTACTGCATTCCGGCGGCCATCGGCTCGTTCTCGCGAACGAGGACGAGAGCGTCGGAGATGCCGACGACCGACGTGACGGCGATGATGTCGCCGGGGAGGACACGGATCGCCTCGGGCGTCGCAATGAACTGGATGCTCTTGTCGGCGTAGTGCTGGCGGTTGAGCAGGTGGATCGCCATCCGCTTCGCCTGATCGTAGGACGTGATGCCGGGGAGCGAGTACCGTTTCTCGCGGCGGTCCTCGGTGCGGTTGGTTACCGCCTCGGTCTCGGCGCTCGCGGAGCCGTCGCCGTACTGGCGCGAGGCGTCCGTGAACGTGACCGTGATGACGTTCGGGTTGTTCGAGTTCCCGTTGAGCGTGATCGTCGGAACGTCGATGATGTTCGCGCTCGAACCCTGATCCGTGAACGTCAGCCCCGAGGCGTCCTTCGCCTTGTCGATGAAGACCTGGAAGAGGCCCGAGTTGTAGACGCCGTACCCCATGTAGTGCTGGTCGAACGAGTCGATCCAGTCCTGCAGGGTGCGGGCGTCACGCAGCGAGATCGACATCGTGTACCGAACCGACTGGGTCGGAGCGGCGACGCCGAGCGCCTCGGGCAGGACGTTGTCGATGTACGAGGTCGTGCCGTCGGTGATCTCGTCCACCAGATGCCGCGCAGCGCCGCTGCCCGTGTTGGCGTCGTTGCGGTAGATCCGGTGCGAGGCGATGGAGCCGCCCGAGACCTCGATGGATGAGAGCTTGACGCGGTTCGCGCCGTTGGGCGAAACCGAGGCAGCGTCCGACTCCAGCGACTCGATGCCGCTGGTGTCCACGTTGGTGTAGGTGTAGTAGTACGTCCCGTTCGGGATGTTCGAGACGGCGGACTGCACAGAGAGGGTCGGCGCGCTGGCGGGCCTCGTCGGCAGAATCAGTTCGTGGTCGCAGTCGTCGGCGGCTCGCGCGAACGTGCCGTCCTGACCGCAGTCGATGTACTTCTCCTTTATGCCGCCGCCGAACGTGACGTTGGTCATCAGGTCGAAGCGGTGCAGGATCCCGTTCTCGGAGTAGGCGTACTCCGTCTGGACCGCCGGGATCTCGTCTCCAAGGTCGGCGTCCGCGACGTTGTCGGTGAACGTCGTCGTCGTGTTGTCCGAGATGTCGCCGACGTAGAAGAACGGCCCTTCGGATCCACCGCCGTCCTTGGTCCGGTAGATTCCTCGAGCGGTCGTGCCGGTCGGCCCAAGGTCGATTGCTGAGAGGTCGCCCTGTTTGTTGGTCAGGGTGATCCGGTTGGACACGGGCGAGCCGGCGGTCTCCCAGCCGCTGCCCTTGTGCGTGAACTTGTAGTAGTAGTCGCCGTCCGGGCTGCCCGAGGATCCAGCGGCTGCCGTCAGCGGGTTGAACGCCGGCAGGTGGTTCCTCATGTCGCGGACGAGCTTTCCCTTGATCTCGAACACCGCGCGCGTCGGGTCGTACGTGCCGACGGCGTCGGTCGGCGTCGGGAACCGAGCGACCATGTAGGCGAGGCCAGGCCAGCCCGTGACGTGCGTCGGGTCGATGTTGTGGAGGAACGTGTCGTACGTCTGGTCGGCGTGCCCGAGGTGGATGAAGTAGTCGGTGTTCTCGACCAGCCCGAGGCCCACGCGACCTTGATACCCGGCGGACGTGATGTCGCGTCCGTCGATCAGGATCTGCTCGACAGACTCAATCGGCCCTTCCCCGAGCGCGAACGCCAGGTAGAAGTACCTCCCGACGACGCGGGCAAAGATGATGCTCCCGCCGACGGTCGTGTGACCGTACGTGACGGGGATGGTCGAGCCGGTCGCGACCGTCGAGAGCGTTCGCGTGGACGCGGGCCTCGGCGGGGGCGTTGGCTTCCAGTTGCCGGTCCCGCTGCCTCCGGGCGTCGTGTTGATCGCGCTCGGGTCAAACGGGTTCAGGTCGTGCAGGAAGTGCGTCTGCAGCGTCGGCCTGTCGTTCAGCGTCGGGCCATGCGGCTGACTGTCGGGTGGCCCAGGCGGCGGCGTCGGCCAAACGACAGGCTGGTGACCGCCACCGGGCGGCGGATTATCGCCCGTGTTGTGGTAGCCGCCGGTCGGATGGTCGAACGAGCCATTCTCGCCTCCGGTCCATCCCTCGCCGCCGTAGCCGGAACCCGTGTCCCCGTTGCCGAACGGGTTCGCGCCCGGAAGAAACGGCAGAAGCCAGCTGGGCATTCTCCAAGCCATCAGATGACCTCGCGGAACTTGAGGGTCCAGACGGAGCGGAAGTCCGCCGTCACGATGAAGGCCTTGAGGTAGTCGTCCAGGTCAGACCGAACGAGGATGCGCGGCCGGGCGAAGCCGGTGATGGTTACAGCGCCCGTCTGCGATCCGCCAGAGAAGTTGATCGTGTCCTCGCCGTACGTGCCGGTGTTGTGCGTGACGGTGAACGTCTTCGTCGACCCGCCGACCTTCACGGTCGTCAGGTCGAGCGCCTTGAACGGCACCTGAATCGATGACGCGGACGCGACCGATCCAGCCGCCTCGTCCGAGTAGTACTCGTCGTCGGGCGGATAGAGGTAGAACTCCTCCAGCTTGCCCCTGCGGGCCTTGAGGAAGTCGCGGAGAGACTGGGCGTCCTGCTGGGTAAGCGGACCCGTCGTCGCTTCGAACGTGCGGATGCCGCCGAGCGCAAATCGAGCTCGACGGACTTCGCGGCCCGAGTAGGCCGTTTCGATGTCCGTGACCTCGGAGCGTCCGCTGGAGAAGGCGGAAAACTGCAGAGCTACCGCATCAGGGAAGAGAGGCGTGGTCATCCGTCCTCCGGGTTAGACCGAGAAGTCGTAGCGGGGGCGCGGGTCCGTGTCGCCTTCGACAGGCCACGGCGCGCGCATTCGAGTCGGCGGGAGAACCTGCGGGGTGAACGTGACCTGGGCGTCCTGCCGGTCGGTCGGCGGGGGCGTCACCTGCACGTCACCCCAAATGTACTTGAAGTTCTGCGGGGGCAGCTCGATGAAGCCGCCGAAGTGCGCCTCGTTGGAGCCGCCGGTTCGCGAGCGGCAGTCGTCAATCGTCTTGAGACAGGATGCGTCGCTGCCGGCGTACTGACACGTCAGCTTGTCCTTGAAGACGTACTGACACGTCGGGGTGAACGTGCGACCCGGAACGACGGTCGTCCACGGGGTCGCGTAGGGAATGATCGAGAACTGCGCGCGCTGACCAATCTGCCCGTCATCGAGGCGACCGTCGAAGATCTTCATCGCGCCGATGAAGTTGTCGTCGTCATCGAACCAGCCCTGATAGATTGTGATGCGCGAGCCGCGCACGCCGTCGATCAGGACGTGATCGGACCAAGTGTTGTCCACGTTCTGGAACGAGATCGAGGAGACGTCCAGCGGCGACGCCTGGCTCTGGACCGGGCCGTTCAGTACGAAGTCGAACGCAGTCCACGTCGAGTTGGTGCCGTCGATGTTCAGGTTCGCCGTCAACTTGAACGCGCGCGTGACGTAGACCGCCATCTGCTCGCGCGTGATGTTGGAGGTCGGGCAGTAGTTGCCGCCGCCGCATCCAGCAGAGATCCCTCGGTTGTACAGATCCTCGATGTAGGCTGCCGCGAAGTCGCCTGAGCCGACGTCGCCGAACACGGTGCCCGTGGCCGCCGGGGGCGTGTACGTGGAACCCTCGAGCGTCTTCAGGATGAAGACGGCCATCTGCGCGCGGGTGACCGCCGTGTCCGGGCAGTAGTTGCCCGAGCCACAGCCGGCGGTGATGCCCTCGTTGTAGAGTTCCTCGATCCACGCGGCGTAGGTCGAGGGGCACGTCACGTCGCCGAAGATCCCTGTGCAAGCCGGCGGGGCGTAGGCCGGGCCGTGCTTGGCGCGGAGCAGCCAGACCGCCATCTCTTTTCGGTCGATGGCCATCGTCGGGCAGAAGTTTCCGCCTCCACACCCGGAGGTGATGCCGTTGCGGTACGCGGACTCGACGTAGTAGAAGAACGGGTCGGTCTCGGGGACGTCCGAGAAGGACGCGCTGCCGTCGGTGGTGTAGTCGCCCTCGGCTTTGTCGGTGTACCGGATGATCGAGCCGCCGACTTCCAGCGACACGAAGTTCCAGAAGTGGACCTTGTTGGCCGCGACGATAGTCGGCGAGAGAGGACCGGGAAGGATCCTCATCGGGCCATCCGCGAAGCCCGGACGTTCTGTACGAACCCGGTGGGGTCAGAGACCTGAATGCGGACGTTCGTGTTGGCCCCAGCCGGCGAGATGCTCATATTTGCGGCGTCCTGACTGTTGTTCGCGGCGGCAGCAGCCGGCGTCTCAGATGCGGCGTTCGAAGCAGCCGCGGCACCGCCGGGGATCGAGGCCGTCAGGAGGTTGATCGCAGCGGCAGCGCCGGTAGCGGCAGCAGCGACGGCGGTCATGGCACCGCCAACGGACGCCTGACCGGGCAGCCCGTTGAACCAGTCGATGACCGGCTGGAATGAGGCGACGATGGCGTTCGTCTGCGCGATGGCGTCGTCGCCGATGGCCTTGAAGAGCTTCTGCTGGTCCGAGTCGAGTTGGGTCAGCTGCTGCTCGTACCAAGCCTGACGGCCCTTCGGGTCGAGGTTGTAGATCGCAGTCGCCTGAGAGGCGGCGTCGTTGATGCGGCTCTGGACTTCATCCGGCGTGAGGCCGAGTTCTTTCCAATGGTTCGCCTGGTAGATGTCCTGGTTGTACCGGTCCTGATACAGCTTCTCCTTCGCCGCGTTGTCGGGCGCGTTCTGCACCTTGGCGTTGAAGATGTCGTCCGACAGCGACTGGTGAAGCTGCTTCGAGATGTCGAGAACGTGATTGAGGAACGTGGTCAGGTTGGTCTGGAGATCCTCCAGCCCCTTGCCCATCTTCGCGGCAGCCGCAGCGGCGTCGGCGAACGGCAGGTGCTGTACCTGCGTCGAGAGGCTCTGCAGGTTCGTGTTCGCGTCCTGCACGGACTGATCGAACGCGGAGACGTGCTGCACCGAACCGAGGTTGTCGGTGGTGTTGATCGACATCCCGCCAGCGAAGGCAGCGTTGAAGCTGGTCTGGATCCCCTTCGCGTACGTCATCACTTTCTGGAAGGCGATGATCGCGTCGGCGGTGTCGTTGAGAACCTGAAGCGCGGCCTTCGGGTCCATCCCCTGCAGCTTCGCCCACAGGCCGTTGAACCGGTCGGCGGTCATGCCCATGCCCTCGAAGAGCGTGCCGACCTGATCCTGAAAGCGCTGCGCGACCTCGGTCGGGAGGACGTTGTCCACCCAGTTGTTGAAGTCGGCGGTGAAGTTCTGGAGGAAGTCGCCGGTCAGAGCCTGATCCGGCTTGAAGCCCTCGCCGATGCCGAGGGTGAGACCCTGCAGCATCTGAGCCGGGAACTTCGTCATCAGTTGGATGAACCCCGACACGGTGTCGTTGATGGCAGAGGCCATCCGGTTCATCATGTCGTTGTAGTCCTTCGAGTTGATGTTCTGGAAGTTCGCCGCGAGCGACTTGTCGCCGGTCGAGCCGCCGTCGTACGCGTTCAGGTACGGGTTGCCGCTCGCATCGATGCCGTACTGACCGTACGGGAGCTTCTTCTTCGCCTCGGCGTTGGCGATGGACGCCATGATGCCGCCGACGAGCGCTCCGACGAGCGCGCCGATGATCGTGCCGAGGCCAGGCGCGATCTCCGTTCCAATGGCTGCGCCGACCGCCGCCATGCTGACCGTGGAACCCACGACGGAGGTCTGCTGACCCTTCGCGGCGTTCTGGAACATGGTGATGGTCTGGCCGAGCGCGCCAACGACGCCTTGGAAGACGCCCATGATCGCTTGCTGCTGCTGCTGTGAGTCCTGAACGTACTGTTCGTACGGCTTGCCGCCGTGCTGGTCGGGGTTGTACTGGTCTTTCGCAACAAGCGGGCCGCCGCCGAACGCGTCCAGCACTACGTTGCCGATCACGTCGGACAGCTTGCTCATGCCCTTCGAGACCTCTGCGGTGAACATCTGGCCGGCGATTTGGCCGAAATTCTTCCCGCCGTTGGTCGCCAGGTCGGTGAAGATCGTGGTCAGCGGAGTCGTGAATCCGTCGGCCCACTTCTTCGCGGCGGTCTCGTTGTCCTTGATGAACTGCTGGCCGATGTCCGCGTACGTCTTCTTCGCCTCTTCGGCGTCCTTCATGCGCTGAGCGGCGCTGTACGTGTCGGTCGTGGGACGGTTCATGATGTCCGTCACGGCGGCGTCCATCTCGGCGATGATCTGAGGGATTCCGTTGGCGATGTTCGTCGCGAAGCCGTTGATGTCCGGGTTGGCGAAACTCGACAGCGCGTTCTTCATGCTGTCGGTCAGGCTGCGCGCGGCGTCGTCAAGCTGGCGGATGATGTCGAGGAAGCCCTGCGCTTCCTTCTGCGCCTGATTGAACGCCTCGGCGCTGACGGCAGCGGCGAGTTTCGGCTTGATCGAGTCGAGGAGGTCCGAGTACTGCTGCCAGCGCGCGAGCCACGTCGCGACGACGTCGGCCTTGCCCGTCTGGTTGCCGTAGTTGATGTAGTTCGCCGCCTCGGCCATGTCCTTCTCGAGGGTCGTGGTGAACTCGTCGGCGCTCTTCTCCAGCGACTTGATCTTCTTGTCGAATGGGGACTCGCCCTCATCGATGTTGAAGACCGAGTCCACGCGCGTCTGAAGCTGCTGGAAGGCGGCGTCCGCGCGCACTCCAGCGTTCTGCTGGTCGAGCAGCTTCTTCGCCGCCTTCTCCAGTTCTGCGGTCTTGTCCTTGTTGGTCTGCAGTCCGGTCGCGTTCGTGGCGAGCGCGCCCGTGAACTTGTTGGTCGAGTCAGAGACGCCCGAGAACGCCTTGGCGAGCGTGTCCGCAGCGCCGGTCATCCCCTGCATCATTTCGGACTTGAGGCCGACCGAGAAGTCGTTGACGCCCTGCGCGGCGTTCGCGCCCTTGCCGAGGATGTCCGCGAGACCCGGCAGGTAGGACGGCGTCGCGTCCTTCATTCGCGTGAAGATCTCCTGAATAAACCCGGAGACCTTCTCCATGATGATCGCGATCCCGGCGATCATCGCGTCCAGCACGAAGCGCAGCGGCTGGATCGCAGCGGCTGCGGCTTGCGGGACGATCTTGATGATCTCGATGATGCCCGTGGCGATGTTGCGGATCGCGTCAAGGATCGCGGGGTCGGTCAGCTGCTTGAAGAGTTCCTGATAGGCGGCTTGCTTGTCGCCAGTCCCGCCCGCGAACGCCATGACCCACGCGTCGCCGATCTTGGCGAGCGCGGTCTGGAAGGTGAGACCCATCGTCTCGCCCTTCTTGGAGAGGTCTTCGATCTTCGCGGCAACCAGGTCGAGGTTCTTGACGTCGTCGTTGTTGAGGCCGAGCTTCGACATCGTGTCCTTGTCGAACCGCGCGCCCTCTCCCCTCTTGACGGCCTCCCAGAAGGCCAGCATCTTCGGCGTGGAGATCCCGGCGGCGGTGCCGGCGTTGACCAGCTCGACGGAGAACTTCTGGAGATCCTGCGTGTTCGCGAAGCCGCCTGGCCCGAGGTTCGAGGCGGCCAGCGCCTCGTAGACCTTCATCAGTTCCGTGGTGGTCGCGCGGGTGCGATCCTGTACGGACTGAAAGAACGCCATAGCTTTCGCGCCGTCTCCGATGGAGCCGGTCAGGTTGTCGATCTGCTTCTGTAGATCCTGAATCTGGTCCGCGCCTTCGAGGCCCGCGAACGCACCCTTGTAGACCAGCCACGCACCTGCCATGCGGATGATCTGGCGCTCGAGCGAGTTGAGGCCGCGCTCCATCTGGCCGAAGCCGCCGGACGCGCCGGCAGCCTGGGAACCAGCCTTCTGGATGTCGTCGCCAGCGCCCCGCGCCGCCTTGCCGACTCGGTTGAGTCCAGCTTCGGCGTCGGAGGTGTCGGCGGTGACTTCGATCCCTTGCCGCAATTCCATTTACTTCTTCTTCTTCCTCTCGGCCTCACGACGTTTGAGGTCGTCCTCGATGTGCTTGGCCTCGATGATGGAGAACTTGTCCAGCGTGACTTCGTCCCATGGGACGCCCATCGCTCGAGCGACGGCTTCGACGTCAGCGGGGTGCCTCCCGAGCGTCACGCCGTCCATGCCGGCGGGGTTGGCGGCTCCGTACGTCCGCAGGTAGAGGTTCCAGACGCCGACGTTGCAGGGGTTGAGCGGCGGGGTCGGGTACTTGCATTCCCCGTACCCCTCGCGCTCCTTGTTGCCGCCTCGGTTCTTGATGCAGAAGTCGTCGGGGAACTTCGCCCCGGTCTGATCCTCGATGCGGCGGCGTTCGACCTTGCATTGCCGACAGGCCTCTTCGCCTTTGGTCTCGTACTTCCACGAAGCCGCCTCGGTCAGTTTTTTAGGTCGTCCTCCTGCAGCTTCGCGAACTTCTGGTTCACCAAGCCCCAGATGGTCGTCTTGTCGCCCTCGTCGTCGGTGACGGAGCGCTCCAGCATGAGCAGCTTGTTCTCGTTGGTGCAGGGCAGCGGCTGGCCGTCCTGCGTGAAACCCTTCCAGTCCTCGACCGACGCGCAGATCATTTCCTGCAGCACGGCAGAGGCCTTGGCAACGGTCGCCTTCGGCGAGCCGGGGATGTACTTGTTTCGGTCATAGATCCGGTTGACCTCGGCGTCCGTCAGCTTGCGAACGAGAACGCCGGTCTCCGGCTCATCGGGAAACGGGAAGACCCATCGAGAAGAGTAGTTCGGCTTGAGCAGTTCCATGAGATTCCGTACCTCCTAAAGTGCGGAAAAGGTGGGCGGCCCCGGAATGAGGCCGCCCGAGAGAGAGACGCTTACGCGTTGTAGACAGCCGTGTCGGCGTTCGTGACGACGAAGCGGATGGCCTGCTGGTCCGCGCCCGAGTACTTCGCTTCCGCGAACCCGAGGTTGGCAGCGCCGTCGTGCGTGACGGTCTTGAACTCGACCGAGGACGTCGATCCACCCGTGGCGGACTCGACCCACACGCGACCGTTGCGGACGAACGCCGTACCTTCCGTGGTGATGGCGCTGTTGATGTCCGTGGCGATCTGCGCGGGGGTGCGGGTGCCCGCAGTCAGGGTGACCGGGATGTCGGAGGCTCCGTCGATGGAGATCGTGAGCGCATCCGTCGAGGACGACGTGACGGTGACCGTGGTGAACGCCTTCGAAGCCGAGAAGGCCTTCGTGTGGGAGTTCGCGGTCGCGCCGTACGCGTCGTAGGTGAACTCCTGCGTGACGAGTCCGCCGGGGCCGTTGGTCGTGGGACCGGTCGGCATCAGGAGGAGCGTCGGCAGGGTGACCCAGAGGCCGTAGCCGAGAACCGAGGACGGGACGTAGAAGTCGAGCGAGGTCTCCGTGGAACTGAGCGCATCGTTGATGAGGCTCGCGTCCTGGAAGAGCGCCTTGATCGAACCCTTCACCATCGCGATCTTCGTGATGATGTCGGCGAGTTCGTTGGTGCCGTCGATGCACTTCACGTCCTCGGCCTGGCGGTCGATGGAGAGTTTGACTTCCTGCAGGTCGGTGACCGCCGAGCCGCCGTACTTGATCGCGGAGAACAGGTACGACAGAGGAGGATCGACCGTCTTGTCGGTGATGTGGCCCGAGCCGGTGAAGGCAGAGCCGAGGATCGCGGTGAGCGCACCACGCATCGAGATCGTGGCCTTCATCAGGCCTTCGGGATCGAACGTGAAGTCGCCCTTGTCGAAGCGGTTGCCCTTCGTGACGAGGAACTGGTTGATGTCGCCGAACTGCTGCTCCGCGTACCAGGACTGGGGCGTGCCGAGGTAGATGACGTGGTCACGGTATGAACCCGTGCCCTGCACCGCCTCGCTGCCCATCAGACCGCTGAGAACCGGGCCGAGGGAGCCGGTGTTGCATTCGAGGTCGAACGACCCCTGCACAGACACCTTCCCATCGACCGGCTTACGCGGCTGAGCCGAACCCGTGAGCGCCTCGGAGGTGAAGCGCTGGACGGTCGGCTTGAAAGACGGGTTCGAGACCGGCAGCTTGTAGCCAGCCGGAGTCCCCGGAGGGGTCTTGAAACTCGTCTCCAGTCCAACGAGGACTCGCTCGTTGAAACCGTTGGCGTTGGTCATTGTGAATTTCTCTTGTTCGTTGGTTTCGGGGCGCACGCCGACCGCCACAGCCAGCGCGCGGTGAGACTCGCCGCCGCGAGACTCAAGAGAGGAGAGTTCTTACGGACCCTGCCGCAGGAACTGATGCCGGAAGCGGACCTCGTAGATGACTGCCGTGTCTTCCACGTTGAACCGCGCGGCTCCGATGTAGATCAGCTTGGTGGTATTCGAGTCGGGAGGGATCGTGAGCGTGAAGCCTTCGAGGGCGGCCACGACGTCATCGACCATCTGGTACGCGCCGGTCGCGCCGAGGCGACCCTCTCCGTCCGTTCCGAACGAGGAGGCGACGAGGTAGAGCGTCCAGTACCAGGTCGTCTGTTGGGTGACGCGACCGATGGTCTCGTCCTTGCCGGCCTTCTCACCGTCGAACACGACGATGGCGGTCGGAGGTTCCAGCGTTGTGAGGTCGAGGAACGTCTTGATGTCCGCGACGCCGCGCACCGTCCCGCCCGCGTTTGGCGCGAGGTACGAGACCGTCTTCAGTTGAGCCACGATCAGGGCTTCGAGTTGTTCGATGTTGGACGGCATCAGATCGCTTTCGTTTCGAGGAAGACGTTCGCCTCGGGCGCGTCGTAGATCCCGAAGACCCAGCCAGCCCAGTTGCCGACGATGTAGTCGAGGTCTTGCTGGTCGGTCGGGCGGATCCCGATGAACGAGCGCTTCGGGACGTGCTTGGTTCCGGTCTGGTGGTAGATGCCGTAGTGGGTCGGGTCACCGACCACAACGGTCTTCTCGCCGAGGAAGACGTAGTCGAAGGAGTTGACGAGGTTGCCCGAGTCGATCAGCGGGCGCGTTTCGGTCTTGCGGACTTTCTTGCGGATGGGTTTGACGAGCGGCGCGTACGCATTCCCCTCGGGGCTGGCGCTCTCCGTGATGTTCTTCTGAAACGTGTAGCGCAGTCGCTTCGCAATCGACTCCAGAAGGCTTCGAGTCTCCAAGAGACGATCAGAACTGCGACGGAAAAGCTGAGCCAGAGAGTCCGAGTACTTGATCTGAATCTTCGCCACGTCACGCGCTTGCCCTTTCCCGACCGGCCTTGATGGCGTCGGTCGCGTCCACGACGCCCGGTTCGGTTCGCTCGAGGCTTGCGTTGCCGAGGTCGCATCGGCATTGCGGCAGCCCCGAGCGGGAGTAGATCGAGCAGATGAGGTTGCCGGCTCCCGGCAGCCCGAGGGCCGTCCAGTCGGCCAGAGACTTCTCCATGCCGTCGCGCGGCTCGCAGGAGTTCGCCAGGTCGCCCTGGCAAGATTTCCCATCTCCCGTGGCGTGCCAGCGCAGCAGCGTGGTCGGGTCGGAGGCTGCCGTCTTGCCCTGCGCGAGATCGAGGATCCCCTGCTCCACAAGCGCCACGACGCCCGCCGCGGCTCCCTGCAGGAGGCCGAGGACTCCCGCCAGCAGAGCCGTGCGCCCGGCCGCCGAGGTGACTGTCGCGAGCAGCGTCTCTTCGGACTGCCCATCCGAGCGGAGGCGGTCGTCGGCGTCGGCGAGGCGCGAGGCGAACTCCTGTTCGGTTTCCTCGAGCGACCCAATGGCGTCCTCGGCGACCCCGGAGGCCTCCTCGTTGGAGACTGGGGCCAGGCCGAGCTCCACGGCGTGCTGCTGAGCGGCGGCGACGGCCTCGGGGATTATCAGGCCGAGGAGGGCTGCGACGAGCGCGTCGTAGATGTCGGCGGTCGCCTGTTGCGGGTTGTCGAGGAGATCCTGCGCGTCGCTCTCGTCCAGAAGGGTGCGGGCCTCGATGCGGCAGCGCTCGCGAAGGTACTCGCTCTGCTCGATGAAGCTGAGCGCTTGTGCGCGGGTGTACTTCACTTCTGGACGCGCTGCACGCTCGCGAAGCCGCCCGTGCGCCCGCGCGCCCAGTTGCCGTCCTTCACGATGGACTTGTTCCATTGGTCGAAGAGGGGCTTCCGAGCCTGATCCGGCACGGCGCTCTGGAAGCCGGGGTCATCGAGCATTGCCGAGCGGCAGTCCGCGCGCAGGAAGCGGTAGCAGATCTGGATCTGCTCGTACCTGGCGTAGGCAGCGGCGTCGGTTGGGTCTTGCGGGTACGGGCTGTAGATGCCCTCGTTCAGCTTGTCGTAGTACGCCGCCATCATGTCTTCGCGCTGATCGATGAGTAGCGCGTAGAGCCTCGCGTTGATGTCCGCGTCGGTGAAGAACTGGTTGCCGGTCGCCTTGTTGTAGGGCGACAGCTTGACGGACGCGCGCACCGCAGAGAGGTCAGCGCCGGTTCCACCAAGGACGTCGATGAGCGGGTCGGCGGTGTAGAGCTTGCCGATGTTCGTGATCTTGATGGACGTGATCTCGCCGTCCGTCACGTTGGCGTATCCAGCGAGGCCGACGCCAGTCGAGTCGGTGTTGTCGTTCTGCACGACGATTGCGGCACCTTGGGTGTACCCGCTCCCACCGTCGTTGACGGCGACCTCGGGGACCGCGTTGAGCGCCACGGCGTCACGCAGGTGAACCATCCGAAAGTCCGTCATCTCTTCCTGAGTGAACGGCCAGAGGTCCGTCGTGGTGAAGCCCGGCGGAACGGTGTTGGTGCTACCCATTACAGCCTCTCTCTGATGAGGTACGTGAGTGTCCGGTTGGAGGTGAGGACGTTGCTCGATGCGTCCGTGATCTCGACCTCGGCGACCATCTTCCCGGCGATGAGTTCGGCTGAGAGCCACCTGTACGAGGCGACGCCCGTGTTGGCGACCTGGTCAGGGTCGATGACCATCGTCTTCGTCTGGAGGCTCCCACCGTCGATCCGGTAGTAGAGCCTCACGGCGAGCGCGGTTGTGAGATCGATGGCTACGCCGTTCCGATCACGACAGGTGATCGAAAGGACGGACGCGTCGTCGTTCGCGACGAAAGAAAACATCAGAACTCCTGTGTTCCTGTGGCGACCCGCGTGAACGGGGCGTCGCACGGAACCACGTCTTTGAAGTCGGCGTACCGAGTCGAAACGTCCACGAAAGCGGCGTTGTCTTGGACCGTCGCCGTGCCCCAGTACCTGAAGTCGGCTTCACCGGATTGAACCTGAACGAATCCGGCTTCGTCGGAGACGACCGTGTCGCTCTCGGCGCTGATGCCGCCGATGCTGACCGTCGCCGCTCCTTCGAAGAGTTCGAAGCCAGCGCAGTCAG